AAATTTGGAAAACACATCTAACAGAATAGTCTTTTCCGTTATCTGTAAAGGCATTTTCGGGGATATAAAAATAATCATATAACTTCCATTCGGCGGCAAGTTGTTTTTGAACTCCCCATTTCATAAAAGATACAGGTAAAATAAAAGCAATTATTGAGCAAAGCTCCGCCGCGTGATTGAAAAATTTGATTGCCATCGCACTACGAGAGCCAAAAGGAGGATTACCGATACAAATATCTGCTGGAGTAGAATAAGTAAAGAAATCCACTGCTTGAATATTAGAGCCTTCAGGCTTGATGTCGATAGCTGTAAATTGCGGGAGATACACAAGAAAAGAGCCATTTCCGGCAGAAGGCTCTAAATAAGTTTCGTTTCCAATAAGTGGAAGTTTTTCTTTTAGAAAACTTACACATTGTTCGGCAATGGCAGGTTTAGTATAGAATTTATCAAGTTTCACGAAATCACCTCAAGAAAGTGCGAATAGTGGGATTATTTAGGCCGCAACCATTCTGCCAACTGAAAACAAAACGAAGCGGGCCTGCGAGAATACTGAAATCAGCATCAGTATTCTGACAAGAGTAAGTAGAAAGATTAGCAATAATTTCAGCTAAATCAATTTCTGAAATAGTTTGCTTTTTATAGTTATAAACAATAATTCGGTCAGGTTTCTTTTTATGGCTGGTAAGACTTTGTTTATAAAGCATATCAGATACAAAACCATAGAAATCATTGGGGTTTTCTACAAAATGCTTCCGTAAATCTTGAACAAAAGCGCTGCGGGCGGCCGCATCAATAGGACAGATTTTTTCTGTATAAATAGTAGCAAATTGATGACGGATTTTGCTGGAATCTGCCATAGACACCGGAGAGTTATTTTTTTCACTTATAGATAAATTAGAAAAGTTATCTTTCAAAGCATCATATAGACCAAATTCACGAAGGTAATCTTTGAAATTGAAACCATACTTCATCATATGGTAAATGCTGGTATTATAATAAGTACCGCTACCACTACTTACTTGTTTTAGTTCGATAGTTTGGCCATCATCCAGCGTCCGCATTACCAGTATGTAGCCCAGTGTAGAAGCACCGATGCGGCCCAAGGAAGGTCGCGACTTCGTGGGCTTCTTTTTCTATGGCAAGTCCATCTTCTCCGGCAACGCCCCACTGCTCTGCGGAAAGACAAGGAAGCTCTTTATTGAGAATACAAGCCACAAGATATTCGAAATATTTACCATAATACTGATTGTCTTTTTTGGCGTTCATAAGGAGCTTCCTTTCTTTCATCTTTATATATACATTATACCTCAAAATTTCACTTTTGTCAAAAAAATAAGGGAGGCATCTGCCTCCCCTTTTTATTTACCTAAAGCAATACGCATTTTTTCTACGGCAATTAGTAAATCATTCCAGGCCGCATCAATATCGCTGCTGCCGCCTGTGGGTGCGGATGTGGTCTTCTCAAGGAATTTCCGCATCATATAACCAGTTTGCTGCCCATAGATAATCTGGCACCAATCAGTGCTTTCAGCAATAACTTGAACGGGGTTCCCTACAGGAACAGCATATAACTTTTGAGCATCAGTAGAAGGCTGCGCACGTAGATTCACTGTGCTACCACTGGCCGCAACTACTTTAGCCATATAATTTACTTCTGTCATTTTATTATTATCCTCCATGGGAGGTGTATCCTCCCCATCAACAATACTCCAATCAGGATGTCCATAGCCGGCAATGCGGGCGTTCGATAGGTCATATGACTTTTTACATACTGCTCCACCATTGGGAATTACCTGCGGGCCCGCGGAAGTATTGCCTTCAATGGTAATTACTTTGTTGCCCTCTACTCCTACAACTAAACCAGTGTGAGAGCAGGTAGAAGTGTCGCCTTTGGTGTAGAAGAAAATTTGGTCGCCCCATTCAGGAGTTTTAGACCATCTATTCTTCCTCTTGTAATAGTTCATAGCAGATGTACAGCCCGCGCCAGAGTTGTTAGAAGTGGGCTGACATTGAAGTTTCAATGCCTTATCCTTACCAAAGGCTTGAAAATAGCACCAACTTACAAATACAGCACACCAAGCAACACCTTGCTTGGCGCCATTGAAGTACTTCACCGCCCATAGGTCGCGAGAATATTTGGTGTAGTTCGCGGAACCTGCGTTGGCGGTTTTATCATCTAAATCATTCGCGTTGGCTTTCTCAAGATAGCCAACTTCTTCTGTAGCGATATCTACAACTTTTTGTTGAGGTAGCATAATATTATTTCTCCTTCAATTTCTTGATACGGGTGATAAGAGATTTCAGACGAGAAATTAGAGCAGAGTTGTCCTCGGGAGGGATTGGCTTCTGATTGGGCAAACTATGACCCTCGCTCACCCACCACGCTTCTAGCCCTTCAACAATTGCGGTCGCATACTCCTTATAATGGCGTAAGAAATCGCGGGCCGCCTCTGGATTAGAGTTCCCGTAATCTACTTCAAGATAACTATGCGGACAGGGAGCCATATTTCCCTCATAACTTGAATAAAAGCGCGCCCGCACCATATAGTTGTAATGGCGTTTGAACGCAATCACAAGATGCTCACACAGATGAATACATTGTTTCCACTTGGGGTTGCGGGTGGTAGGCCACATACATTGAATGCCGCGGCTGTCCGCGCGAGCAGAGTTAGTATGAATAGAAAGGGAAACATCTAACCCATTACTCCACATTTCTCTCATTGCGACTTTACATTGTTCATCGCCTACTGGAGCAGGATAGCCCAGACGTTGAGATTTGTCTGCGATAAATACTTGATGGCCACGCACACGTAGTTGTTGCGCTACTTCCTGTTCAAGTAATTCCGAGGCTTTCATTTCACACCACCAAGCATTTTCATCACAACGTTCGGCTTCTGCCACGGAGCCACGAAGGCATCCAGCACAAAGAGAAGGGTCGTTGGCGTGTCTATTACATTCGTGGCCATCCCTTTTACCAATTGCCCAGGATTTGCTATGCGGGGCTCCACGCAAACCTATACGCATAGAAATCACCTCTTTTCCAAAAGAGCAACGGCTTTTTCAAGCAGAGGGAGGGCCTGAGCAAGTAGTTTTTCAGCATCATCGGAAATGGGTGTAGACGGGGTGCTTGGTGTAGATGGTTCGGCCGCAGGAGGCGTAGTAAGTTGTGCTACCTTTACCTTTTGGCCGCGTGCCCATTTAGATTCTCTGCCATAGGTATCTCGCAATTTCACTTGTAGACGATACTCGCCTGGAGTTGTTAGAGTAAAGGTTGCGATGTTGGTGGCAACCCAACCAAGAGACTGAATTTCCTAATTACCTTTTACGAGGGTAAGATGGTATGCGGTAGCACCTACCGCATCCACCGTAAAGGTTAGTTTGTTGTAAGAGAGAGAAGACTTGATTGAAGAGATTTTCATAAGTGAAAGCCTCCATCATACAGTTATTTCGATATAGGGAGAATAAGTTCCTCCAGGAGCTGCGTTGATTTTCATATAAGTGCCTTTAGAAATCATACTAACTACAATAAAGTTACCGTTAGAATCTGTTTGCTGATTCTTCTGGAGAATACTCTTTATTGAAGATAGGTCTATTGTATTCCAACTATTGGCTGCGGAAATAGTTTTTTTCGTTGTATTGCTGGAAGACAAATAAAAAATACTATTATAACTCATATTGGTGCCTGCGTCGTTCCAAGTGGTGCTGGGAGCACCAAAATCTGCGGGGCCGCTAGAAGAGCCGGCATTGCGGTAAACGTGTAAGGTCATAGTCTTTACCTTGTCCCAATCCTTAGGTGCGGGGAACCGCATAAATACTGCCCAGTGATCGCTTTCTGTAGCCTTACCAACTTGTAGGTTAGAACTATTGACAACAGAGGCATTAGATTGATAGCCGCCAAAGCCGACCGAACGAGTAAGCAATAGGTTATAATTGCTAAGTTCGTAAGTAAAGGAAACTGTATTGGAATACCCAGGGCAATAAATTGTGTTGCCATTCTCATCTGTAGTATAGGCATCTATTTTGATAGATTTTGCTGTTGTCCAACTACTAATTTCAGATTCAGAGAAACTATAATATGTATTTGTAGTTGTGGCATACGCAGGAAGACTATTATCAATAATAATACGATACGTAATCGTATATCCAGAAGGTTCTACCGTAGAAGCATACCAAGACAGATAACAAGAATCTCCTATGCTGGAAGAACTACTGCCATTGACGGTAAGACCATAGGGAGCGCTAACACTAATCGCAGGTTTATAGTTGAAAGCTACTCCATTCGTAGTGCCTGATTGAGTGCCATCATCCGTTCGAGCATATACATCAATATATGTAGATGTAGTATATTGCGAAGGATTTGCGAGATCCCAATATAAATTTGTGGTAGTTTTTTGTGCTTGGCCGATATTTACATAATAAGTAATATCTTGCGGCGGGTCTACTTCTGCCGCATTCCAGGTGAGATGACACGTTTCTGCTTCTACAATCTGACTTGTTTCGCCATTGATTCGTAGGTTGCTCGGGTCTTTCAAGAACATCGTATCCGCATTACCAAAGTCTAATAGATTGATTATCGGCATCTCTATCACACCTCGGTAATGAATAGTTGGATGTCCACCTGTGGTTTTATACCAAAAGCAACAAGATTCAATGTGCTGCCACTATATCCACGCACGGCAATTCTTGCTCTCGCGGCCGCATTATAGGCTTCTAAATCGGAAGAGGTAGCGGTATAAGTTGCGTGAGATAAAATCACTGTTTTATCTGAATCATAGGAATTGGTCAGAGTAATAGTAGCTGTGTATGGAGCAGAGCTTCCACTCCATTGGCTGGAAGATACTACAAATGTCTCTGACTTTTTCGTTTCCTTCACCACTGACAATGTGCCATCTGTGGAGAGGGATAAACCCTCTCCACTTTTTACTCCGCCAATAGTAGTGGATGTGGCAACTGGAATTTCAGTGAGATATTTTGAGCATTTCTTGTTTATTTGCGACCATAGTGTCGCAAGACCTGTTTCAGAAAGATAATTTTTTGTTGTCATAGTTTTGCCTCATATCAACTTAGAGTAATATAAGCATTTGTGCCATCTACGGTCGCATAAGCATTCTTGGACGTTAGTGTGATGCCCCACTCACCACTACCGGAGGGCTTGTAGGAAGTTATGTCTAAACTAAACCAAGTAGATGCGGCGCCAACAGAAACGCTACCAATTTGTGATGTATAGTTATTATAGTAGAACTTATCGCAATAAATTGTCGCAGAATAAGCCTGATTTAGATGTCCCACAATTACTGTAGCAGAAGCAGAGCCGCCAGTGCGGTAAACGTGAAGGACTGCCCGCGAATAAGAACCCCAACCGCCAGAAGGAGCATTGAACTTCATAGCTGTGCCCACAGGGGTAGAAGAAGTCGAACGACCAACTACACAGGAGGAGCCGCCACTGTTTGCGAAGGAGCTGTTATCTGTGGTTGCGTATTTGGACGCGGCGACAGTGACGTTTGTAGAAGCAGGTTTATATGTGAAAGTGACTTCATTGGAGTAGCCGGGACAAGTGGCGTAAGAGGTATAAGCCTCTACCTTTATTGTGCGGGCAGACGTCCAAGAAGAAATAGTAGAGGAAGAGAAGGAATAAGATGTGGAAGTAGTAGTTGCGAAAGAACTATTATTTACATAGATGCGATAAGTGACTGTTGCGGAAGGTTGAACAGTCGCGGGAGCAGACCACGTAAGTGAGCAAGAAGAGCTCGTGGAAGAGGTGCTGCCATTTACCTTTAGATTAGATGGATTACTTACATAGGCATATTGGAAATATCCCGTACTTGAACTGCTTGACCAGGTTCCATCTGCGGCCTTTGCTTGGATGTAAACACTTGTTTTGGATGTATAGCTGGAAGCATTGGAGACACTATAGGACGTGCTTGTTGTAGTGCCCACATTGCTGCCGCCCATATAAATATAGTAAGTTATCGTCTGCGATGGATTTGCGGTAGACGCGGACCAACTCAAGGAGCAACTGCTGCCATAAACCGTAGAAGAAGAGGCGGCTGTGTTGTTTATCTTTAGAGCAGACGGAGCAGTGATGGTTGTAGAAGGTGCTTCTTCATAGTAGTATGTGACACTATTTGAGAAGGTAGACGCAGTGCCATCTTCTGCGACTGCCTGTACCTTGATTATTTGGGCAGAAGTTGTGGAAGTAAGGTTGGCAAAAGTGTATGAGGTGGAGGTAGTAGACGTTGTCAGCACATTATTTACATAAATTTGATATGTTATTGTCTGAGAAGGCGTCACCGTCGCGGCCGTCCAGGTTAGAGGAGCAGTTTCGCCAGTATGGGAAGAAGAGCCAGCAATCTTTAGAGAAGATGGAGCAGTGATTACCGTATCAGGATCCTTGTAGGTGAGGGAAACGGTGTTGGTTGCTGGGACATCCATATCTACCGCAGGATTGCCTGCGTAAAGAGTATAGGTAATTACGTCTCCTTCTGTCCAAGAAGAAGTATCATAAGAGAAATCGAATTCAAAAGGAGAAGTAATAGTTGTGCTGTACTCATAATATGAGCCTTGCGTTGTTTCAATTTTATGATAGATAGGACCGACGTCGTCTCCAGAAATAATACCCTGAGTCCAAGTGAAAGTTAGCGGGCTTACCTTCGTCTGATCTGCGGTCTTGCCGTTGATTTGAAAATCTGTAGGAGCAGTTAGCGCAAAGTTCTTGGCCTTACGAATAATAATTACACCGGAGCCACCATTTCCGCCAGCACTATTCCATCCGCCACCGCCGCCACCGCCGCGATTTGCGGAACCATTGCTGCCACGTGTGCCAGAGACGGAAGAGCCATCACCAGCGCCAGAACCGCCACCACCAGCACCAATTGTGTAGGTGCCAGTATCATAGCCGCCGTGGCCGCCACCAGAGGCATATAAAGTGCCAGAATTGGAGCGGAATTTGCGAGTATTATCAAACATTTTATACCACTGACTATAACCACAATCAGACCAAGTAGCACCAGCGGAATAGACATACTTGCCGGTCCCGCCGTTTTCGCCGCCGCGCTTGGCTGCGGCTATATTCTCCGTAATCACGCTCCACTTCAACGGCGCAGCACCGCCGGAACCACCGTGGCCGCCTTTGACGTGAGTGGAATCTGAAACCCACGTTGGAGCGCTGCCGCCAATGGCGGTATATAATTTTGTCGTGCCTTTCATAAAGGTAGACTCGCCGCCATCCGAGCCAGTTGGAATAGAGGACGTGCCGCCAAGGCCACCAGCACCAATCACACAGGAATATGTCTGATTGGCTAATAGTGTAATTCCTCTTTGGTAGAAAATGCGACCACCACCGCCACCAGCAGAAGTCCAATCGCCTATGGGGCCATAGGAGCCGCCGCCACCACCGCCGACAATAAAGATGTCAACAGTCGCGGCCTCATAAGGAGTGAAGGAACCACTTGAGTCAAATTCAAGTTCCCATTCATCATTGCCGGTTTCAGAATAGACGGCTTCACCTGTGTATTCAAATTTGAAAATCTTTTCAGGTGCGGGCACGCCACCATAAGGTAGATAGTTGATTATTGCCATATATTATTACCTCGCATTACGAACAATTACTATACCAGAGCCGCCCGAGCCGCCAGTATAGGTTTGACCAGTAGTATTAGCCAGCGGGCCGCCACCACCACCGCCGCCTGTATTTTCTTCGGCATCGCAGTAATAACGAGAAACGGTATCGGAAGAAGAAGCAGATGTGGTGTAGGTGTAGGCTACTGTTGCTGTAAAGGTGTGGTTAGAAGCTGAATAGGATTTACCAATATCATCATAAGTGGCAGTGACTGACTTACCTTTGTATGTAATTTTGATATTGGGTGTTGTTAGTGAAGAACCACTAAATGTATAGCCAGTAAGCGTAATATCGGAAGAGTTGGTATTGTTGTATGTTGTGCCATTGATTTCCATTGACCAAGTGCCTATATACCAACCTTCAAAAGAAACTGATGTGTGTAGGGTCACTGAACTAATAGTGGCATTAGATGGGATATTAGAGAAATTGAATGTGAGAGTTTTGTTGCTTGTGCCAGTAGATGGATAGTTTTTCCATTGGTTCGTGCTATTTCCAACATCAGACCAATTATAATTACTCTTTGTAGTAATTGTTTGTGAGTTGGTAGAATCTGAACTACCTGTATGTGTAGTGGTAGTGGTAGAACCACTACTTGTCTTCACAAAATCGCAACCATTTCCTCCGCCGCCAGCACCGCCATATCCGCGAGCCCACGCACCGCAAGTCCAGGTGCCATTGCTATAGGAAGAATATCCACCGTGTCCGCCGCCGCCCGCATAAAGTTCACCAGAAGATTCGCCAAATTCACGAGTGGTTGTGCCTTGACCCTCGCCATTTTGTGTGTCATTTAGACCATTAGAACCATCAGAGCCACCAGTTATTTTCTCTGTGGAGGACGCGACATTGGGATTAGTAGAACCAGCGCCACCTGAGCCGCCATCGCCACCCCACGCTTTGTAGTAAGTAGATGAAGAAGTCGCAGTCCCACCTCCTGTTCCACCGTTGGCGGAACATAGTGAACCAAAGGAACTGGAGCCACCGGAGCCACCTTTTGTCGCCTTAGCTCCACCAGCACCGCCAGAACCCACAACAATGGAATAAGCCGTGCCTGCGGTTAGGGTTTGTGTTTTTACGGTGGTGGTATAACCGCCACCGCCGCCCGCGGAGCCAAGCGAAGACTGGAAAACAGAGTCGCCGCCTGACCCTCCTCCGCCGCCACCAACAGCAAAGATATCAACCTTTACATTCTTGGTAGGGGTGAAGGTTCCGCTGGAGAGAAACTTGATACGCCACTTACCATTTCCATCATCTACGTAGACAGAGTTGCCTGTATAGGTATAATCACCTACTGTGAAGGAATCAGTATGAAGAGCACCAGGTAAATTATACGCCAAAGCCATTATGCCTCAACCTCCTTCCAGCCCAAAGGATAGGCAGTAGGAGAATAGGTGTTGCCATTGATAAGAGATTCGTAGATTTTGCCTTCGAATTTTACCTTATCACCAATATTGTAGGCATCGTGTGCGCCCGTAGGCTGGACAAAATCAGGAATAGTTTCGGCAGGAGGATTGGGTTTAGGTTCTATGCTGCCACCATCTTTTTGCCAAGCAGCCGCATAATCTACGGGAGAATAGGTGGTATCACTCAAGCACTCATATAGACTGCCATCTGTCCAAATCATCCACTCGCCTTTCTTATACATATCGTGAGCACCAGTAGGAGCAATCCAATTACGGGCTGTCGTTTTATCTGTGCCGTGATATTCCATCCATAAAGCGGGAACAGTAGGAGGAGTCCAATCTGGATTGGCAGAGCTATCGTGCGCCTGAATACATTTATATGGGATTCCATTGTATTTGCGGACATCTCCTACAACATACGCCGCGGGCGCCCAATCATACATACATTCGGCCGCATAATTTATTTCAGTCGGATTATCCAAAATATACGGCATATACTTATCAAGTAAAGCTCTAATTTTCATAAGTTTTGCTTTATCTTCATTCGTCAGCGGCCGCATCAGTTGTCGCCTCCTTATATGTTCCATCCAGAATGGACATTGCCACCTCTACGCCTTCCGCAGCTTGGAGGGCCGCGAGTTCATCAGCTGGGGCCGCAATAAGCTGTCCTTCTGGCGTGAAAAATCCGCCCTTGCCCATATGATCTCCAATGCCTGCTGGGATATCTCCCAGCAGGACACTGTTAGGGAAATCGCCAACATTGGAGGGATGGAGTTCAATAATATTTGTAATTACAAGATTATCATCTAACAGTGCGAAACGTGCCATTGGGGTTCCTCCTTACACCTGCATAATAGCGATTGAAACGGGAATAGTGGGTTTGTCGCCAAGGGCAACAATAGTAACGGATGTGCCGCTACACGCACTAATTACCATTTTCGCAGAAGCAATTGCGTCGTATTTGGTGACGTCAGAAGAGGACATTTGGGGGAGAGAAATAATGACATCATGGTTGGTAGAGTCGTAGGTGTTGGTGAGAGTCTTGGTTGCGGTGTAAGGACCAGACCCAGACCAATCAGTTGTCGCGATTGAAATTGTTTCAGATTGAGTAGAGCCACCTTCAACGAGATAAAGTTCATTTTCGTTGATTAGGTTTTGGGCTTTCATTCTATTGTAGAGCGCTGTTGAAGGCACTCGATTTATTACAAGGTTTTCCATGTTTGTTGAAGTTGGCATGGAATGATTACCTCCTTTTGGAGAATAGGGCTGCTCGCCTTCAGATTAGATACAAAAAAGGAATGTATATGCTCTGGCAGTAGTAGCTGAGTTGTATGTTGAACTACTTACTGTTCCTGTATTAGAGATATAACGATAGTAGGTGTTGTTACTGTCATTATCATTGTTGCGAGTATAGTAAACATTAGCATTACCATTGAGTTTGAAAATTTTAGACCCACCATTGGCAAAATATGGTAGCTGCGTCTTATCATTCGCGCCGCTATAGGTAGCGCCGATAATTTCGTAAACAGAAGGAAGAAAAATCTTACATGTGGTTGTAGACACTTGTGTGCTCGAAGAGGTACTAGAAGAGCCTTTCGAGCAATAATATGTGGGAAGCCGCATCGCATTTTGGAGTTCTGCTGGTAAAGTGTTATATAAAGCAGGTAAAGTTGTTTTTGCCATCTCGGTGTTATTATAGTTTGTCGCCTAGGAAGAGGTTGAGTGTATTCGTTTCGCGGCCTATAGTTCTTTTACAATGAATGTTATCGCGGCCTTTTTAGAACCGTTGTTATACGTAGTGCTATATTCGGTATCAGTATTACGTAAAGCGTGGAAATCAAAGCCAACAATCATTGCAGTATATGTGGTAGAGCCAATAGCGAATGTTTTTGTATCTCCTAAGTTCCATAGAGTAGATGCTTCGCCTTCGGCCGCAGCTTGTGCGATATCAGCCCAAGTGTTGTTTTCGAGAACATCATAATAGGACTTGACGGTGACTGGGAGAGAAGTTGTGAGAGTAGAGTTTTGGAAAGGATATGAAATTGTTATTGAGGTTGTATCTGCGGTAAGAGTTGTGGGAGAATAGGTATAATCCAAAACATTTAGGACATAGTAGTCAGTCGTTAGCCTTACTACCATTCCGGTGGGGTCAAAGGTTTCTCCCTTTTTATATATAAGTTTTGTAGGCTAAGTTTGGATAGATAGCGTGCCTGCCACATCAACCGCTAAGGCGGTAGAGGCAGATGTCTTTGGGATTTCAGAAGAACCAAGATATAAAGGCATATGCGGCACCTCCTTAGAGATTGAAGACAATAGTATATTTACATGTAGACTCTTGCGCCATTATTGTGCAGGAAACAGAGTTAGTAGAATTCATATACACAAGCCGCGTAATTCCGGGGTTAGTATCAACGCTTTCAAAGCCTAAATCGCGGAGCTATGGTCCATTATAAACATTATCTAATGTTGTTCCATCGGCATTAGCAAAAGCAGTAGTATTACCATTAGCAAAAAAGGCAAATTCAGTCTCTACCGCATTTAAGCCTGAAATTGCATTATATCCAGAGGCACTAACTTCTAATTGTCCGGGAAGGAAAACCCGGTATTTATTATTATTAGAATACGTAATGATAGAAGAAGATGAAGTGCTGGAAACAGTCGTGTTAGAACCCTAATAACCCAATTGTACGATGGGTACCAAAGACGCTTCGAAAGGAAAAGAGTTTAATAAAGTAGTATTTACATAATTACCAATATAAGAAGTTTCATAGTGTGCTTTCAAAGTTGCGTTAGAACTATACCATCTTCTGTCTGTAGAAGGAATTGTGGTAGCCATAAAAGTTATAGCGGTTTTATTGGAGCTATTATTATAAGTTGTCCCATAGCGTGAATCGGTGTGGCTCAAGTCATAATGATTGAATCCCATAATTTTTACCACTAAATTTTCTCCACCCGCAGAAAGTACCTTGCTATCACCTATGTTCCAATATTCTTGTGCCTTGCCTGCCGCTGCGATCTAAGCTATTGTCTCCCAAGAATTATTTTCTAATACTGTGTCCGCAGTGGGACCATCAGCGATACTAATAAAAAATCCATTAGATGATTGAACATTATTGTTGTTCAAACTAACCCATGGCCTTACCATAACGCCTGTGTACTCAGAGGCATCAAGAATAGCTCCACCCATTGTGGCATCGACCTTTATATATTTATCAGTTCCATCACCTGTTCCTTCTGGACCGATTTGATAAGTGTTGCCATCGATAGTAACATTCAGAATCAGTCCGGTAGGGTCAATGGTTTCACCTGTAATATATTCTAATTTTGTAGGCTCTTGGACTACAGATACCGCCTGAAGCACGCCTGGTTGGGCCGCCAGTGCTCCATATGAACCAACCGTTTCAATTGTTGAATTTCCAAGGTGTAAAGGCATACTCTATCACCTCTTACGCGACGTCTGCGTCTGTCCAAGTTTTGAGGGTAATGGTGGCACCGCCCACACTTACATTTACTGTGCCATCTTCTGCGGCTGTCAGACCAGTGCCTAACTTGATACCACCGAGAATGCTTGAAGAAGCGGTAGGTAGCGTGTATACTGTATCTGTAAATTTAGCATCCGCAGGAACGCTCTTGCCAAGTGTATGAGTGGTCTTTACAAACTTCGCGCCGTCCCAATAAATAGGATTAGTTGCCGTGCCGATAGCAGTTGAACCAACCAGGTCCGCGAGAGTGTAGGTGTTATTGGTATCCTTGTAGTAAACAACACCATCAATAATTGGGCAAGCGGTAAGTCCTGTGGTAGCAGAAACAGTAGAAGTGGTCTTTACACCACCAAGTGTATTGGATGCGGTAGGTAAGGTGTAAACGGTATCGGTGAACTTGGCGTCTGCGGGAACAGATTTACCCAGCGTATAAGTTGTATTTGTCCACGCACTACCATTCCAGTATACAGGTTGCGTTGCGCTACCTTTGGCCGCAGAACCCATAAGACCTGCCAGCGTGTAGGTAGTTTGAGATAGGGTAATAGTGCGATCGGTTGAACCAGTAATGTGGCCTTGAGCATCATACTTGATGTCTGTGACTGTAATAGAGCCGCCGTTAGCTGATGCCGTTGTCGCGGTAGAGCCGTAGGCAGTCTTGGCTGTGACGCTGTTGCTGTGGTTGAGGGTTTCGGAGGACATTGTGAGACCAGTGCCTACTTTTATACCGCCCTTTACGGAGGAAGAAGCGGTAGGAAGTGTATACTGCGCGGCCGCACTGATTGTGCCGTCTGCTGCGACAGTGAGGCCAGAACCAATTTTTACGCCGCCAAGAGTGGAGGTGGAAGCGACTGGGAGAGAAGTTAGATAAGTTCCCTTTGCTTGATATACGCTATCCATCTTGCCTTTCATATAGATATAGAAATTGGAAAGAGGAACTTTATAAGTAGCCGCGCCAGCAGGGGTATTTGTCAAAATCTTGTGCTGATCGTCAAGAGCATAAGAAGTCGCAGTAGTTGATAAAGCACCAATATATGCTTCAGCACTACTTTCTAATGTTGTCTTACCGCTGCCGCCATATTCTGCGCCGATAACGCCTACATCTACGGCGGTCGAACCATTATAACTCTTGCCGTTGATGGAGAGAGAATTGGAAACCTTGGAAGCCGTGGTGGCGGTAGTAGCGGTGTCTGCGTTGCCAATTAGTTTGCCTTCAAATTCTGGTGCCACGACACGCATTGTGCCGCTACTTGTTCCAGTAGGAATTCGATATTGGAAAGCAACTTTTGCGTTACTGGTGGTAGCTCCGACAGATGTTTGATAAAAAATCAAACTGTTATATCCATAACCGCTGCCGCCGCCAGATTGACTGTTCATTGTTATAGCGCCGCGATTTAGAGGACCTGTTAATGTCCCACCCGCTAGTGGCAAATATTGTCCTTCATCTGCGAATTTCAAGCTCCCAACCTTAGTTGCTCCATCACCGACCTTCATCTTCGGAATTCCTGTTCCGCCGCCATCAGAATAAACAATAATTTCACCTTTCTTGGGAATAAAGTTTGTTGCTTTTTCCCAGTTGGCGGTAAGATCTATTTTCTGCTACGTTCTCGCAGAAATTTGCTTTTCACTCATTGATTTTTCACCTCTACTGCTGAGATGTTTCCATCATCATCAATTTGAATTCTGAATTTCTTTGTGCTTCCTTCCGTGGCAGAACTAATTATGATGTCTTTTTCGCTTATCTTAGGTTTCGCGGCCCAAAGACATCCTTTGGAGTCTACGCCTACGGGTAAGGTCATATCTGCCGTATAAAATGTTGGAACCGCAATACCTGCTACACCTGGTGTAGCGGTGTTGATGTATTTGTTGTCCAATTTTACGGGCTTTTTCTTATACACAATACCTGCGTTGGCATTACACAAGTAGGTGCCCGCAGCTGGGATAACAATATCAGATCCATTGTTATATTCCCCTATTTCAATTGGACTACCTTCGGCCGCAATAAACCACCCAGGAATGTAGCAGCAATTGACGCCTACCTTGATTTCCTCTGGGTATTCGTAATCGAGGAACTCAAATAAATCATCATAGGAAAGAACTTGGTCAGAGCACTTATAGTATGTTAGTGTTGAACTATCTTCTTTCTCTACTGTGAAGGAGAGCAAGCCTTCTGTGCGGCCGTCCCATTCTACATTTTCATATACTGTTTCATCATAAAAGGGGCGATTTTTTATCTATGACCAATCCAGGACATCGATGGCTCCGGTCGTGATTTTTTCTATGAGTTGATATAAGGGAACAAGGGCTTTTCGGTTGATGTAATCCATCCAGTTCACCTCTCTTTTGGGTCTATTATATCACAAAATTTACATTTTGTCAAAAATAAAAAAAGGCCCGCCTGCTATACGCAGACGGGCATTATCATCGGCTATCACTTTCAAGCCACCTATAATGCCCATCATTTCAGAGCAGGTTCCTTTCAGAATATAGGTAGCCAAAGCGGTAGATTTTAGCACAAAATTGGGCGGAAAATGAAAAATTTTGGCTAATGTTTTTTATATATAGGTCGGCCGCAGAATCGCGGCGGAGAGCGTTATACTACGAGAGTGCTCGTGCCTCCAAATAGGACCAAGACGTCTGAATCACCTTGCTGAAGATCCATTACAGATCCGCTCTTTGCTATAGCGGCCAGGTCGGCATCGTTCGCCTTTGCGGCCAGAGCAGTATCAAGGCCATTTACCTGAGACTGCTCAATGGTGGGAATGTCGGCGGCAACTAGGTCGCGAGTTTCAGCAGATACCTTACCATTTACCTGAGAAATCTTGGAGATAATCTTACCCTCGCCCGCAGAAACTTCTGTCAAATTCAGCTTGCCCAGTTCCGTTGTGGTGTGAGTCTTAGCCTCGTTCAGTTTGGCAGAAGCATCAGCCTTGGTTTCGTAGGTGGTGCCAGCGACGGTAGCCGTCAGAATATCTGCGTAGCCAGGAGCATCAGTCTTCTTGATGTAGTCCTCGGCAGTTTCAGAGGCCATCGTGCCCAGGTCAGTAGAGTTGGCCTTTGCGTTCAGAGCATCGGTTAGACCAGCAATCTTGGACTGAGCGATAGCAGCATCAGCAGCTATGTCAGCATCCTTGATTTGACCCTTTACGGCGTAGATTGTTTCGTCGCCCAGTTCGTGCCACTGGCTATCACTGGTAGAATAGACATATTCCTTATTACCAACGATACAAATATCACCATTGTTGCCGCTGGTGGGTAGAGATTCCTTTACACCAATGAAGTGAACAGCACCAGACAGACCCGCTACAGCCGCATCCAAATCACTCTTAGTGATGGCCTTGTTGGTGGTCTTATCATAGTTGTTATTCTGGAAGGCCAGCGTATCCTGTTTTGCGGCCAGAGCAGTGTCTAAACCATTTACCTGGCTTTGTTCGATTGTGGGAATATCGCTCGCGACCAGAGCACGCTTAGATACAGAAATCTTACCATCAGTTTCAGAAATCTTTTCGATAATTTCGCCCGTGCCAACAGCGACTTCCGCTACATCCAGATTCGCAATCTTAGCATCAATCTGGGAACTAACAGAGCCGCCTTCGCCGATAGCAGTCTCCAGAGCTTCTACGCGAGTGTTGGTGGCATCGTTTAGATCCTTAGCATAAGCCTTGGCGCCCTTTACGGTAGCCTTTTTAGCATCGTCCGTGTCCTCGCCTACTACCGCAGTAGCATAACCTTGGGCCTCTGTCTTGGTGGCATAGTTCTTAGCTTCTACGGCTGCCATTGTGGTCTTTTCATCGGCGGAAGCCTTGGCCGCAATTACAGCATCTTCCAACTTACCCAGGGTGTTGTAGGCTTCGGCCGCATCACCCAGCAGGGCAGTTTGTACCGCGGCCGCAGCACCCTTAGCTTCGTATGTTTCTGAGAGCTTCAGGGCCGCGATGGCGTTAGAGATCTGGGTAGCAACTGCGACGTCGCCCACCAGAGCCTTCAGGGAATTGATGTCAGAAGTGGGATTGGGAATAGTTAGGGTAGCGACTTCAGTGGTGAAGTTTTCAGCACCCTTGGCCTTGGACATTAGTTTGTAGGTGTAGTCGTTGTCGCCTTTGACGATGTTGTACTGGGTATCACTGTCGACCGCAATTTTCCCAATGTGTTCGTCAAGACCAGTGATATTTTCTACAGGGATTGCGGGAACAGCTGCCTTAGCCCAAGCATGGACATCACTTGCTACTGCCTGTAGCCACGGTAAATCTTTGAATGTGTGGACGTTATCACCAATTTTTGCGAGCACAGCCGGCGGCGCGGTGACACCATCAACCGTCTTGCCAGAAGGCACGCTACAAATTGCCATTTCACCTTGTTTGAGCACAATAGTGGAAGTCAGCCAGTTTTCATAACTATCGTAGCGTAGCAGGATCCGCGTATTCAATGTCTTAGTTGCCATAACTAAAATCATCTCCTATTATAAAAAGACCTAATAGATTAGGTCTTTATAAGCAAATATTTATCCCCTAAAAGGAGGTCTAATGTGATATTATCACGTTCTTTATAAGGGATTCTAACGAGTGGAATATTATGGTCGAAAGCGTATTGATTTTTGAGGTTGTCATGTGCTTGACGTCGTTGGAAACTCGCTTCATCATCAAACAATGTTGATTTTTGTTCATGTTGCGGCCCGTCAAATTCGATAAGCCGAATTGGTTTAGATGTCTCATCTAACAAGGCAAAATCATATCTTAAGCCGCATTGTTTATCTGAAACTAAATCTGTAAACATAAATTGTTGTTTGAAAACAATATTATTTTCTTGTAAGACTTTAGTAATATTGTCTTCACCAACCGAAAGTAAACAGCCGCAAGAATGAATATGACCTGATGTCATATAAATTCCTTTTACAACAAGCTCATTGCCGCATGAACAACGACATTTCCAATAACTAGCTTGATTTTCTATGTGTGAAAAACCTAGCACTGTTAGTCTACCAAATTGTTGGCCAGTTAGGTCTGTGCGTTTGCGGGCTTCCGCGTCTTTTTTCGCACAGCCGCAAGACAATTGCTTGCCTAAAACTAAATCGGTACCACGTAAAATAACATGTTTGCCACATTCGCATTCGCATTCATAATAAGCTCTATCTTCTTTATTGGAGCGTTCTTCGGCCACTTTTAAGACAGTAAGTTTATTGAATTTTTGTCCAATAAGTTTCTGCCGCCTTTTATCAATTGTGGCTTGGAGCTTTTGATATCGTGAACAGCCACAGGATAGCGTGGTCTTATTGCTCAAAGAATGCTTAGCGCGAACTATTTCATTCCCACAAATACATTTACACAACCAAAGAACTTGTGTCTTTTTATCTGGTTCGTAAACTGGAAATAGAGCGACTAAATCTCCAACTTGTAGATTAGTAATGTCTGTCATTTGTGGAGTTAGTTCTCTCTCAATCCATTTCCTACCCTTACCTTCTCGCATAATATTCACCCCTATAAATGAATTTAGGATTGAGCTGAGTAGTATAGGCTACTCTTTTCTCAAAGGGTAATTACTCCTTTGCTCCCTCAATCTTATATTAGTTTATCACAAATTTCTCAATTTGTCAAATTTTAGGCTCCGGCCGTACCGCCGTCCAAAATCAACGTCGTTTCTTTTTCAACAAATAGTTTGCTCACGCCAACTCTGTTGACGCTCATAACGCCTGTAGCAGCAACATTGATTTCGTTATCGCCCTCGGAAGACTTTACAACACCTGCGGCCGCAGTCGTTGCCATCGGGATATCAACTTGCTTAGCCTCATTGATTTCAGCTAGCACGCCCGCAATGGTGATGCCTTCCAGTGTATTTACCTGTGCGTTAGTAGCAATATTGCTTACCTTGGTAAACATCTCGGCGGACATCGCACCGGCAGCATCCGCAGAAGCCAGACCCATCGCAATACCATTCTCACCAAGGCTTAGGCCGTTTTCAGCAACAACCTTGGTTGCCAGCACGCCTTCCGTGGTGATGGACAGGCCGCTACCGACTTTCACACCACCAAGGGTGTCAGTCGTGGCCGCGGGCAGTGTGTATTCAGCTGCGCCCGCAAGAACGCCCTCTTCACTTAGGGTGAGATTATCACCAATAGACTTGATGTTAGCCAGGCCCGCGAGTTTGGTGATTTGGTCATCCGCAACCAGAGACTTGCTGGTTTCCTTCGCGACATAACCCTCAAGTTTGGTGTCTACCTCTGCTAGCACGCCCGCGATGGTCTTGCCGCCGTCCTTTAGAGAACCATCGGCCGCAAGAACAGCAATGTTATCTTCGGCGGCGGGAACAACTTTTTGGACATAGGGGCTCAGGTCAACACTGGTATCACCAATCTGGACCATAGCGCCTTCAATGAGCATATACTCTTTATAGGCGTCGCCAGAAGTAATGCTGGTATCCTTTACCATATAAATGGTATCGGGATCCGCGGCAGAAACTTCGGGAAGCTGTTCTACGACGGAACGCTTTAGGTGGCCCGCAGAACCAATTGCGGTCGCAATCTTTGTATCAACTACGGCTTCAGACGCGGCCTTGCTCTTATCGGAAAGCACGAGGTCGCCAGTCATAGTGCCGCCAGTTTTATCGAGCTTACCAGCCAGGTCGTGTAGAATGGTGCCTTCGGTATCTACGCCGCCAATGGTCTGCTGGATAGTCTCAACGGAGGTCCGCAGACTATTTACGGTGCTGGACAGACCTTCTACAGTGGTGGTAGAGGGCTGATACCAAGCAATCTCAAAGGTACCATCCGCGCCCGCAACAGACTTGGGTTCCAGGCCCGCAATCCAGGGGTGGGTTTCGTCTACAAGTTGCTTTTCGTGGTGGGCCGCAACATAGCCTTCTTGGCCTTCTTCGCCGACGGCGTCAACCCACCTGTAGTATTCTTTACCCCAGTTCTTTAGGGAGAGAACACCATTTTCATCTAAGGTAATTGTTTTGTTGTCGCCAAGAGTGGCCGCGCCTACTTCGACAAGATCGCCTGCCGCATTAGAGATAATGTAGGCGGTGGCGGAATTGTCAGCTTCGTTGACAAGGGCTAGAATTTGTCCAACATACGCCGTTGCGTCAGTTTTACTATAGTTAGACATCTCTTCCATGGAGAACCATAGAGAAGATTTGTCAAGAGGAATGGGATTACCGCGGGAGAAAGATTGCGGGAACGCCATATAATTGAATTCTTTTTGAATAACAGCCATTTTAGTTCCCCTCCTTAGCCCAGCGTAATCTTGTGTTGTTCAGAAGCATCCAACTTAGCGGGCTCATACGTGTAAACCTTATATTCGACGCCCCGATAGCCGTCCGCACCCTCAACTACTACGTTGGCACCGACTTTATAGTCAGCAGTGATGTCAGCATTTAGGGTAGATACCAGGTTTACCAGTGTGATACCAGCACGAGTAGAAGAAGCAGGAATGGCTACTACAATGCGCTTCCAACCTGCGGCCGCGTTGACATTTAGAGTCTTAGGACCATTATATGCGCCGCCCGCAGTAAGGCCGCGAATAATAGCAGAAGTTAGAGGCGCTTCTGCGGTGGAAGTGGTTAGGCCGCCATAGAAGAAATTGCGGAAGCCCGTAATCTTTTGAGAAGCGGTAGCGGACTTAGAGCCGGCCGCAATTTGCTTGTCGGGAGCATCGTTGCCGATGTTGGTCTTAGGCATAGCGCCTGCGTCGTAGGTTGCGGTTGCGGTCACGCTGTAGTTGGTGGAATCGCCAACAGTTACGGGAGCGAAGGAACCGCTGGCCGTGGTTAGAATTTCGTCTGTGGCACTGTTGGAAACGGACCAGGTCTTGGCGGTAATGCCAGTTGCGGGACCATAGGTGTAGGAGCCGGCAGACAGAGAAGCAGAATAGGTGGGAGTGACGGTTGTGCCGACTTCATAGGCTTTGCCGGTAGACACGTTTACACTTACGGCAGGCTGGGTTGCGGAGGGCTGCTTTTCAGAAGCAAGCAGGGCCGCAAGGAACTCTTTCACAGACTTACCTTGGGCCGCAACCGTGGTAGAGCCGGAAGAAGGAATAGAGATTGTGCCAACCTTTTCGGTGGCGGTGAAATCGGCATCAAAATAGACGTTAGATGCGTCATAGTTGCCGTCCATTGCGGCCCACGCACTACCATTATAAACGTAAGCAGTGTAGGACTTGTGTTCGGCGGTGCCGATGTTGCGAGTTACGATTGCGGTATCGCCCTCGTGGAGTTCAGCAGCGCCTACTGCGGCCGCAATGGCTTCGAGGTCAGATTGACCTTCGGTGGGAATGGCGTGGTAGGTGGTTTCGGCAGGGGCGGACTCGTTTACGTAGGGAAGTTCGGTCCAGGTGGCAGTGCCGTTGCCGATTTTGATTAGGTTGGTATCGATTTCAATACCCAGTTCACCTTTGAGAAGAACAGGGTTTTTGGTAGTCCAGTTGGTTGCGGTATCGTTGCGCGATACGATTTTGGTATTGAGAACAGTAGAACTCATAGAATGTATCAACTCCATTTTATAGAATAGAGAAGAAGAAAAAATGCGGCTGCCGAAGGCAGCCATTAGGTAGAGAACGCGTCCCCTCCGCAGATAACATCTGGATTAATGGAGGAGCCTGTGCCTACGCACACATACGCCAGCTTGACGTCATCCCAAATCCATAGTTTGGATGTGGAGGTTTCTACGTAAAGGCGATTTACGCGGCCGACCGATGGTAATTCGAGAGCCGTTAGAACTTTGGTGTAGGTAAGGTTGTCTTCGTCGGCGATTTTTTCGTCTACGGAAGCAGCGGCGGCTTCTGCCCTGGCGGCAGCGGCCTCTGCCCGTTCTCCCGCAGCTTTTAGGTCGTCCAATGCCTCTATGACGGATGGCGTAAGGGGCAGAGACGATGATGTGGGGTTCCCCGAGATAAAACCCAAGTATGATTGAGATTTTGCTATGGAGCCATCTGCGCGGCTCCACGACACAACCAATTCGATTCTACCCAGTAGCTCGGTTTCCCTATTCGACAGCGTGGCAACTATGTTGGTAGTAGGGATATCCAACACCCATTGTGATTTGTCGAGAAGGTAGGGATGACCGTCCTGTCTTGTGATAAGTAAGGTGGGGGTGCCATCAGGCCAGGCCGCAAGAAATTGACGCACGTCGAGCTGTAGCTGGGTGGCATTGTGCTCGCCTTGAAGGCCCCAGGACAATAGTCTCTTTTGAGAGCCTGGGGAAATAATGCGTATAGGAATAGTAATCACCTCCCAAAAAAAATTTTTTTGGAAGAAGGTATGAAGAAACCCTGTGAAATTTTGAAAGGACGCGCACAGTTTACCCGTAGGGAGGGTGGACAGGCGCGGCCGTCTCAGAAAATTTTTCAGGGTTCTACTATAAGGTAGCGGGCGGGGGTTATTTCACCACTTTTTTGAAACAAAATTTTGAAAATTTGATTTGCGATGGAAAATTGAATTGAGGTGGGAAGAAAAGAGAAAGTTTTTTTGTGTCAAATTCTTATCTATTTATTCTATTAGGAGGACGTAGACAAAAATGTTTATGAACTAAGACGTTTCACACGAGTGTTCTATGACGATTTCGTCAAGTCCGGTCGGACAGAATTTCGTCCAAGTATACATTTTTGTTCAACATTTTTGTCGGACAGCATACCAGGTGTAATAAAAAAAGAGAGGTCAAGCCTCTCTTATAAGTTCTGCCGAGGCCTTGTGGTAATTTTCTTCACTAAAAGGCGGCAGTTCTCTTGAGGTTTTCATAGTAGTTTTTTCTATTCCTTTCCTATTTTTTATTTCCATTGGAAGGCCGTCCCGGAACGGGACGGAATTCGAAAAGAAAAATTCCACGATACCCCTGGTCAGAGTGAAGCTCGTTCGCCGACAGCCCGCCATCGCACCTAAAATTTGGAAAAATTTTTTATCAAAATTTGGTGAAACAAGTTTCGCTTGCTATATTATTTTAGAGGATAGAATCGATACTTGGTCAAAGTAAATAGAGCCGACAGAAATTTTTGTAGAGGGTGGTTAGTTTACCGTGAACCTCTATGTAAAATAACCAGTTCCTCTATTTATTTTGACTAGAGTAATATTATAACATCATAAAAAGATGTACTTTGGTCGTCGTTCCTCCGACCAAAGGGAAAAATTTGCTACGCTGACGCTCCGCAAATTTTCCAAAAGATATCGTATAGAACTAAAAGTTGACATTTTTAGTTTATAATAAAACAGTAAGAAAGAAAATTTCTACTGGTATTATATGGAGGCATATCATATGAAAGCAACGTATGCTAATCAGAAAGCCATTGTTATCAACCGTACTCTGCCTAAGAAAGGAGAACGTAAGAAATTCCTTTCCGCCTACTATGATTCTATTACTTTGGCGGCCCGCACTTTATCTCTATCTACTTTCTAATCAAGACCAATACATCGATAATTTTTCTCCTGCTAATTTTTCTACTGATTTTGGTACAAGCATAGACCGCACAAGAAAAGTCTTTGAACAACTTGAGGCTGCGGGCTATTTGGAGAGAGTCGATTCTAATACATACAAATTTTATGAAGTGCCACAGAAGCGCGCTAACTTCTCCAGCCAGGAGCGCCGCAAGATTGAGAATGAAGATGGCACATGACATACCTTGAATTCTACTCTGCCGCAAAAACTCAGATGGACTGGCCGGATATGACCATCCAAGAAAACTGGGAACGTTCGGAGGTAGAATAAGATGGGTTTCAAAAATCTTTGTGAATCTCCACGCAAATAGGTCCCAGCAAGTATGATTGCTCGCTGTGAATTTTTAAACAGCATTTCCTACACAGCAGACAAGCGGTAGGCTATAGCTGATTATTATGGTTATAGTGTAGAAGAATATATGGATTATACTGATAAATTTTACAGTATGGAATTCGTGGCATCAGAGGTGCGGCGGAAACGTATTGAGCGCTTAGCTCATCTTTTTGATATTATAAATGAAAATTATAATTGGTATACCAAAAAAGTTTTAGGACAAATAAAAGAAGATATTCCCTGGCTGAAAGATGTGTTTTGACCACTTTGTGCGAATGTGGAACAAGTTCACAAAAGATGAGTAGAACTGGATGTAGGAACAATATGAGGGGAGCGTAAGCTCCCCTCTTTTTTTGTTTATATAATAAAAAGTAAGTTCTTGATTTTGTTCCATAATAAGTTTTCTCCTTTTCTTTTCTAAAATTTATCCCATCTGAAGGCCGTCTCTGAAAGAGACGGAATTCGAAAAGATTTTCTTTTTTATTTTCTCTTAAGTATATTCTCTTTACTCTGGAAATCATTTCCGATCCATCGGAATTCATTTCCTAGGGCATAGGAAATCATTTCCGGTCTATTGGAATTCGTTTCCTATCGATTTTTGGCCTTTTTTTATACATTCATCTATTCGATTGCTCACGACGTTTTCGCTCTACTTCGGCCGCAATAGTTGGTGCCAAGCGATGAAAAGAATAAATGGGATTTATGTCATCTTCTGATGTTTCTAAAGTTAGGAATCCTTCATCTACCAACGTATGAAAGGCATCACGAATAGACCTGTCTGATATACCATATAACTTGCTTATTGTAGAAGGATACCATTTCCAATCTACGGATGGTGAAGTAAGGCGGCAGAGATAATGGTATACAAGATAGGTTGTGCGGCTTTTCTGGAAATGAAATATTACAATGTCATCTATGAGGTTGTCTGTGATTGTAAAGTTTTTATCTGTTGTGTCTGGTCTTTCGCCTCGTATAATGGGCTGATTGGGAAATGCTCCCTTTGAATTTGTGTAAGGCATACTTGTAATGCCCTCCTTATTTGTGCTTATATTCCTCCATAGCGTCAAAGAGTCCCTTTTCTTTTATAAAGAAATATACTTGATATTGTGGAAATTTTGTATTGGGTTCTACGTGAACAAGTTGGAATCCTTTTGCTTGTAGAAATATAGCAAGATTGCGAGAATAAACAGGAAATGTAGTAGTTTTCATTTCACGGCTCCTTTTATTTATTTCTCGATTTATTTTATCATAAAATTCAAGTTTTGTCAAATTTCCGGCTGGGTTTCGTGCGTAAACCAAAATAAAATGCTGGGTATGGATTCGTGCTGAAATCAAAAATGAAATGCGGCCCTTCCATTTGTGGAATGGATGGTATCCAAATTCGGCAACGCCGCGTTTCCTGCGTGCCGTTAGGCACGCAAAAAAACGTGTATGGATTTCTCCATACACGCTCTTCTCTGGCGCCCAAATGGTCGCCATCTTCAACGTTGCTGGTCGGGCCGCACTGGGCCGCACTGGGCCGCCTTACGGCGTCCCGGATTCGGCGTCCCGGATTCGGCGTCCCGGATTCGGCGTCCCGGATTCGGCGTCCCGCTCGCGCTTACGCGCGAGTGAACCAGTTGTGCTTGTTCTCGGCGTCGCGGCCCTTCACTACAACACCAGCTTCCGCCAGCTTCTTCAGCAGGCTACCAGTCATCATAGGAGTGGCAACGTCCAGACCAATCTCGGCTGCGTGGCTATGAACAGTGCCGGGGGTCATACCTTCGCCCAGGCCGCCCTTTTCAATCCACTCAGTCAGGGCCGCAAGGTTCTTGCGCTCACGAGCCTTAGACTCAGCAGCCTTCGCTTCCTTCTCAGCCTTCTTCACGGGGTCGGCTACACGACGGCCAGGAGCGTTCTTCGCTTCGGCAACAGCCGCATCAAAGTCGAAAGCCTTGGAACGAGCAGTGTCGGCAGTCAGGGGCACAGTGATGCTCAGCACGACGGCCAGAGGCACACCAGTATCCTCATCGATCTGATCACTTACGAAAGCCATACCGCCCTTTACAATCTGAGAGCCGGGGAAGGTCTTCAGCAGGGTTTCCAGAACAGAGGAACGTAGCATATCACGGGTCTTAGTAGTCATAATGTTTTTCTCCTTGGCCACCTAACGGTGGCCGGTTGCGGCCTTGGCATCATTATGGTCGCACCAGTGGTTTGTTGAGTTTGCCTTCTCATATTTGAAGATGATGGAAGGAAGGGATGAGTTTCCTTTCCTCATCTTGTGTATATAGTATATCAGATTTTTTGGGAAAAGTCAAATTTTTGTGGGGAAAAATTTTGAGAAACGCAGAAGTAGGAGGAAAACGCGGCTTGCCTTGATTACCCCAGGACATTGGTCTTTTATATGCCAGCTACACTTTGGTATTCGTTCCATCGAGGCCGCCAGCAAGCCGAGGTCTTCGACGCAATCTTGTACGAAACGGGTCGCAATTGCTACATAAATTTTAGCGGACGAGGCGCGACGGGCCAATCGCGTACATCGTGAGGACGAACGAAGTGAGTCCGAGCGATGTATTCGAACCTGCTGAATTTGCTTCTGTTTTCTTTTTTCTTTTCCTTTGTAAAAAAGGAGAAAGGAAAAAGGGTAGTAGTGAATGCGGGCCGTCAATTGCGGCCGAAGCAAGAGCGTGTAAGCCAGGCGTGCCTACGTGTGTTTTCTTGAGCGAGAAGTCTACACTTTTTTGCGGGTTCGCGGCGCAATGCTGCGGGCCCGCATTTTTGTTTATGGGGAGGCCGCAGAAGGCGACGTGGACAGCGGGCGATGGATCGGCCGCGGAAGACAACGCGGGTGATGCGCGCGAATTGCTGTAGGAGGAGCGACACGCGAGAGATGCGCGGAAAAGGGGAAGAGGATTGTCTTTCTTTTTCTTGAGGGAAAGATCGGAGGGTAGTGGCGGAGGCAGGAGCGCAGCTATTGGGGTATAGGCGCCGCCGCGAAAACGTCGTGGACTGCGGCACGAGGTAAAAACCCAGCTTGTAGAGGGCTGCGGCCTGTGGCCGTTCCAGCTTATAGACCTTAGATACCTATGTGTGAGCGGGAGAAATGGATGGATGTCGGTTTTCTCCTCACTTTGTATATATAGTATATCACAAAATTTTACTACTGTCAAAAATGGAAAGTGGAAGAAAATGGAAAAATCTGGAAGGCGCGAGATTGCGGGAGATGGATACGCGGGAGGGTGTGCGTGGGAGGGAATGGAAGGGAGGTTGCCACCTAAGGTTTTCTTCTTGACATTTCTTCGTTTCTATGGTATACTTACGGTGTTCTCAAGAGAGAGCAGAAAGAGAGGAACAAAAAATGTTCGTATTCGTTGATGAAAATCGCTCGGTAATTGTTGGTAAGTCTCTGGTAGATGTTGTTCGCCATTATGGTCGCTGGAAGGGCGTTGATAATCGCATTGTGTGCGATTGGGGAGAAGAAGAACCGAAGTATACCGTGCGTGAGATCGCGGCTAAGCTGGACAAGTCTTTGGAAGATACGCTCATTGCTTTACTGTATGATGATCAATTTGAACAAGACGAATTCTGGATTCCTAATCAAAGTATTAGTAAGGAACATATGGCTTCTTCACTAAAGAGGGCGTTGGTATGAATCTTCTGGTATGGCTTGAACAGGTTGAATGGATTGGGTGATAGGTATGGAAGACAAGATTGTTTGGGTTCTTTATGGCGATCATGGTCTGGAAGGTATCGCGGCTTCTGATGTAGAGGCCGCCCGCATGCTGGTTCAGAGTTCTGGCTTGAGTCTGGACGATGAGGGAATAGTAGGATATAGGAAGGAAAGCCCGGCACGCGAAGGTTATATGTCTGTGCGGCAGGCCGCGAAAGAATGTGGGTTGAATAATGAAACCTTTCTTGTGGAAGCTCTGCGCGGGCGGCTTGCTAATTATTGGCTTGAGGACTTCTCAGTCAAAAAATATATTGTTTCTCATTATCCTCGGCCGCTCGAATGAGCGGTCAAGGGTGTTAGGTGGCTTCCACCTAAAATAAAAAAGGGCGCATTACACGCCCTTCGTTTTTCTTTTTCTTCTCAAGAAGAAA